GCAGCAAGTGTTACACCATCAATGACATCTCCTACTTCAAGATCATTTGATATGCTGATATTTGCTGTTGTTGCAGCAACTGCAGCAGCATGAATATGAAGACCTTCTGAAACAGAGTCAACATATGACTTGTTTGCTGCATCTGTTGATTGTGTTGGTGTTGCAAGGCTTGTAATCTTATAACTGCCAGCATTTAGATCGCTACCAAGAGTCTTGTTGGAAATTGTTTGTGTATCTGTTGTGCCAACAATTGCTCCAGTAACTCCGTGAGTAGATGTATCTGAAATGTGATTGCTTAAGTCAGTTGATGTTGCCTTAGCATCTAATTGTGTTTGAATTGCTGAAGTAACGCCATCAACATAGTTAAGTTCTGTTGTAGTAAGTGTTGCACCATCAAGAATGTTTAGTTCTGATGCTGTTGCTGTAACACCATCAAGGATGTTAAGTTCAGCAGTTGTTGCTGTAACTCCATCAAGAAGGTTGATTTCTGCTGCTGAAGCAGTTACACCATCAAGAATGTTAAGTTCTGCTGTTGAAGCAGTAATTCCATCAAGTGTGTTAAGTTCTGAAGCAGATGCAGTCAAATCTGAAACATTTGCTACCTGAACTGTGATTGTATTATTTGTATAAGAAATTGTTTTGTTACTTAATGTTTGTGTTGCATCATTAAGAGTTACAGTACCGCTTGCGTTTGGAAGTGTAATTGTGCGATCTTCTGTTGGGTCAACTACCTCAAGGGTTGTTTCATATGCATTTGCGGTTGAACCTTCAAATGTAACACTTGCACCAAACTCTCCAACTGCCTGCGGTGCTTTCCAAGCAAGACCATTTGTTGCACTTGAGTCTGCTGTAAGAACATAATTATCTGATCCAACACCAAGAACTGCTACTGCATCTGCACCAGATGCTACTAACAAATCACCTTTTGCATCCACGATTGATTCTGTAAGAACATCGTGGCCATTAACGGTTGCAGTTGATCCTTCAACAATTAAACCGTTTTTAATTTTAAAGTCTTTGTTGACTGTTGCCATTTTTTATCTCCTTTTTGGACTAGGCCTTAAGTCCTATGCGAGCAAATCGCACAGTGACTGGCGTTATTCCAACTTGTGGGGTTACTGTAATACTTACAGTCCCTCCTACTTTAGAGACACTAATGGTGCCAATATTCCCATCATTGTCTATAGTTCCATACTCATTAACATTAACGTTTGTACCGTCAATAAGTATGCTCATTTCTGTAGCATAGTATTTATTATCTCCTGCCGATGTTTTAGCAATTGAGATAATGTACTTAACCATTCTCCAGTCTGTTGCCGAAAAACTATCAATTACTGTAGCGCTTTCAATACCAGTTATTGTATTTTCATTATTACCATAGGAACCAAGGTCTGTTGACTGTGCAGCAGTTGAATCAATTAAATCTTCATAATCTGCTTGGCTTGGGCGATCTCCTGTTTGAAACTTGGTCTTAACAGTTGAAAGTGATAGTCTGGACATGGGAATATTATAACATAATTATTTTATAAAATATAATTGCTTGTACCAATTATCTGCAATGGAATTGGTGGAACATTGTTTGGTCCAAAACCAACAATGTCTATATCAGTTATTCTTATTCTAAATGGTAAAAGTTCATTTATGGTTACCATCTTTTCAGTCTTTTCCTTAATAGACGGTTTTGGAAAATCTTTAATATTTATTGATAAATTAGCAAACCTTGTTTTTTCTTGTATTGAAACAGATGCCATTAATCAGTTACGTCTTCAAGAACTACCATTTGTCCCCTTGCAACAGTCCAAACTCTTGTTGCATCAGATAGTTCAATATCGAAAACATCTCCAGTTCTAAGTTGATTTGATTGATTAGATGTTAATTTTACTGTAAATTCTCCATCTCCGTCATCCCCGTCTGGAGTAGGGGTTAAAATAAACACTGTGCCAGCATTATCTTGATCAAAATTATTTGCAAGATCTGGTCTTCTAAACTCTGCAGAAATATCCCAATCTGCAATAACTAATGGATTTTTAGCATCATCTGTAACATAAACTCTAAATGCTACTGTATCACCTTTTACAATTGTCCATTTTACTAGAGGTGGTGCATCACCAATATCATAAACAGATTGCCCAGTTCCTCTATAAGTTGCCATAATAGAATTATAACACAATAACGAAAAAACGTTAAAAGTTGACAAAAAATAAAATTCCATGCTATACTGGTGAGTAACACCATCAAAAAATGGTGTTTTGTTTTCTAAGGAGGAAACGATCATGAATAAATCGGCAATGATTGGCGTACTCTCAGGAGTTGCAGCAATAGCATTTTTTGCTAACTCTGCTGCTAATGCTGAAAATAATTTAAGTTATAATTCCGTCTATGACGCAGACCTGACCGCGAAAGCGGTTTTTTCCGTTTCTAAGGAGGAAAATAATAAAACTAATAAAAAATATAAATATGGAACCCCTCTTGAAAAAGATGAACTAATTAAAATATTAAAATCTGTGGGGTTTGAAGGTTATTCTCTTAAAGTTGCTTGGGCAACTGTAATGAAAGAATCTATGGGCACTCCTAATTCTTGGAATCCGAATAGAAAAACTGGAGACAACTCTTATGGCCTATTTCAAATAAACATGCTTGGTGAAATGGGAGAGCATAGAAGAGATAAGTTTAATTTAAAGTCAAATGAAGACTTGTTTGATCCAGTTAGAAATGCAGAGATTGCATATCATATGAGCGATGGTGGAAAAGATTGGTCTGCCTGGAAAGGTATTACTTGGAAGACTAAAGAATGGATGGAAAGATATTAACTTTTTGGAATCCAAAGAGTTGGATTTGAATTATATTCTGAAACAGTTCCGTCATCTCTAGGAACCTTAATGTCTCCTTGTATACTATCATCTGGCATTCTTTTGCCCCAATATCCTGGTGGATAATAATAGTCTCCGCCTTGATAACTTTTTTCTTTAATAGGCAATGGTATTTGTTGTTCATTATTTTTAATTCTTATCACAACAGTTAAATTATATCTTTCACCATCAGTTACCTCAGATACACCATGTAAAATATTTCCATCATGTAGAACCAGATCTTTTCTTTTTGGTCTATAAGAAAAATCATATTCTGGATAAAATAACTCTCCGCCATCATAATCATCATTAAAATAAACTACTGCTCCCCATATAACTGGATTAGGCATCCAACCATGATTGTCTTTGTGAATAAAAAATCCTTCTTTAAAATACTTGTCTCCACTTTGCAAAACATTGTCTCTTTTTGATTCTGGGATACAATCTTTAAACATTTTCATTAATACTGGATTACCACTAACCCAATCTTCAGATCTGTCATTACTATTCAAAACATCATAAATTCTATTAATAATATTTTCTAAATCTTTTTCTATTGGGTCCATAATATTTTCAAATCCAGGCTGAGTAGACATTTGCTTTTTACTTATTTGCCTTTTATTAAAATACTCGCTTGGGTATTCTTGTAATCCGTCATAATTAAAAGTTCTCATAAAATTATCTAATTTTAAACACTCTTCTTCTGTTAGAAAATCTTGTACAACCATTGATCTTTTATCACAATAAAAGTTTATGTTCATAATTTTATTATATCATTTTGATCAATAGTTACTTCTACTTTTTTTTATTTGTTCTCTTAAAATTTTATATTTTGTTGGAATCCAAAATTGTGCTGAAGTATATCTTTTTCCAAAGGTAATTTCTTTTACACCATGATTGTAAAAATTATTTGATGGAAAAAATATTAATGTTCCAGCATTTGGTTTAATATCAATGTTATGTTCTGGAAAATAGATCTCTCCACCATCATATTCATCAGTTAAATACAAAACTGAACCATAATCAACAATATATGCCTCATTTGGGTTGCCCTCAGTATCTTCTCCATCTGCATGCAATGGTTGAAATTCTCCAACATTCCACTCTCTAAGTCCTGGAAAACCTTCTTCTAGTGGTCTTCCAAAAAAGAACTCAATTTCTTTTTGAGTTTTATCAATATATTTTTTTAAAATACTATAAAGTGTTTTATTGGTTGTTTCTAAATTCTTACTAGATTTATCTGGTATTCCAGCCTGTGAATATGATGTCCACTCAATATTAATATCTATATTATTTTTAATAATTTCTAAGTCATTTTGTGAAATAAAATTTTCTAATATAACAATATTTTTTGAAGATCCATTATTGTTGCTCATACTGATCTGCTATCTCCTTTACTTTATCAAATAACTGAATATCTATCATTGATGATAGCACATATGCTATCCACTGATATGAAGATTTTTCGCAATATCCCTTTGATTGCATTGTTTTAGCAATATCTTCTATTATTTCCATTATTTCCTCAAATCATTTGTTATTAATTTAATTTTTTTAACTTCATGACTGCCTATTTTATTGTCAAATTGATCTGTTGCACTTCTATAAAAATCAGACCATTTTGGAATTTTATTATTTTCTAATATTGTATTTCCATAATCAGTTAATGATTTATGATAATCATTAACATTATATGGATTATGATTTAACTTTATTTCTGAACCATTTAACTCTGTTAGTGATATGGGCATTACTGCAATAACTGGAGAGTTTGCTTTAAATGTAATAACTTTGTTTGGTCTTGTAATTTTCCAAGATACTGGAATTGGTTTATCCCAAAAACTTGTACTAATAATGTTTGCAAGTGGAATGGCACCATCAAGATCTAAATTTGGAGGACCATAAAATAATAAACTTGTTTTTTCATTTGTTTTAAAAAACCAACCAATATTAAAAATTAATGTAGCAGTTCCTCTTCCAACATCAACATATTTTTGACCACTTAAAACTTTAATATGATGTCCTTCTGATGAATCATTTCCATCCCAAACTACTGAAATATCTTCTGGAAAAGAAAAACCCCATCCCATTTGATTTGTTAGAGATAATGGAAAACACCTATATGCATGTTGATCAAATGTTTTATCCATCCAATCTCTTCGCATTGAAAGTTGTTCAATTTTTGCTCCCATTCCAGGATTTATTTCATATGCATCAATGTTATACAAGATGGTTTACATTTCTGAGTGGAGAGTTTGCGCCATGAACTCTATCATTATAATCAAACATTGTAACTGCAGAATATTTAACTCCTTCTTCTACTGGAAGCGCAGCATGTGCATATAAAAAATTAGAAGGAAATAATACAATATCTCCCTCTTCTGGCTTATATGTATAGTTTATAAACGGAAAATGTAATCCACCACCAGTATAGTTATCATTTAAATACATTACCGTTGATACTGTACAAACATAACTGAATCCATGATCCGAATGCACTCCAAAATGTTGTCCTTTTCCATATTTAACAAAATTAACAGCCTCTTGATATTCTAAAGATAAATTATATAAAGAAGAATAATGCTTTACACATTCTTGCAATCTATCATCTATATCAAAGTATATTGATTTTAAGTCTGAAAAAGCAAACTTTGGATTAAAAAAATCTTGTTTTCTTACTTTAAAATCAACACAGTCTCTGTAATCTTTTCTTGTTTCATAATCCCCTACTTGTGCCTCGCTCCATTTAAAATAGTCATCAGTATTATTACTTATAACATTTTCAAGTCGTTCAACAAGGTTTAAGTCTTTATTTAAAGCATTTTTGTATACATAAATTCCATTAGATGGATTTATTATCTTTGTTGTTTCAATAAAATTTGTTATCATAATTCTCCTATGCTAATACTTTAATATATAGTATACTATATTTATGAGTAAAATTTATCAAATTGAACCTGGTTATTTTGGAAGTTCTCCTAATAATATTATTATATTAGAAAACTTTATTCAAGATAATGATTTAAAAATAGTTCAAGATTATTGCTTTGGCATAACAGAATTTAAGTCTATTCCTCAAGACCATTGGGATAATAGAGTTCATACTGCAGAAATACTAGAAAAAACCAACAAAAAAATATTTAATATTTTAGTACAATATCAAATGAAATTAAAAAATGAAATTGAAAATAAATTTAATATTAAACTAAGTGATAATTCTCCATCAATAGTTATTTGGAGGCCTGGGGATGATCAACAACCACATGCTGATAAACAAGAACAAGATGGAAGCCCAAACGCTTATCCAGAAAATGACATAGCATCACTTTTTTATTTGAATGATAATTATGATGGTGGAGAAATATATTTTACTAATCAAAAAATATCAATTAAACCAAATGCTGGATCTGCTGTATTTTTTCCTGGAGATATAAACTATACTCATGGTGTAACAGAGGTTAAAAAGAACAACAGGTTTACGTCTCCATCATTTTGGAAATCTCAGGGATTTGTTTAGTTCTACCATTTTTTAATTGGACAGGATGCCATTTTTAATTTTGTTTTTTGATTCATAAAACATCCACATAGTTTGCATGTTTTAGTTGCTTGAATCAATTCTGGACATTCTAAACAAATTGCATACCTTTTTTGTTGAATATCTTTTGCTGTATGATTTTCAGAATTTAAAAGATCCCAAGGTTTTGCCTGGGCCTGTGATTCTTTCCAGATCTGCCACTTGCTTTTTTCAGTCACTATTACTCGCTAAAAGTATTTGATTCAGAATCATATTGATATCCAACTATAATAGACTCACCTGGAAGTCTTTCTGTAATATCAATTCCTACTGGATTACTTAATAAAATAGATGCAAATCTATCATCTGTATAAATAATATCAACAACTTCATTATCAATAACTAGTGCTACTTTTCTCATTGCATCTATTTGTTCTTGTGTTGGTTGTGTCATTTTTTCTCCTTAAACTATTTTATCATAAAACATTTTGTACTGAAAAATTATCTAATAAAGAACCTGAATTTGCTTCAGATGGTGTTTTTATAATTCCAGCCTTTGTGCCTTTTGTTGGACTAGATGGAGTGTTTGTTAAACTAGATC